GATTTTGCAAAATCTTTATCTGAAGATTACGAATTACCTACAGAACCAAAACCAGTACAAATTGGAGTACGTTTTGAAGCACCACAAAAACACTTTCAAAAATTAATTGATATATCTTATGATTTTAAACTATATCGTAAGTTTGATAATGGTGTTTCACTTCGTTCATTCTGTACAAATAATAACGCAGCCTATGTTGCAGTTGAGCAAACCTATGGGGATGTAAGTTATAACGGTCATGCTAAAAAAGATGAAGCGTATCGAAATGATATGACTAATTTTGGTATCCTAATGGAAATACCAGGTATTGAAAAACCATTTGACTGGTCCCGAGAATTAGTTCAAAAAGTCAATGAAACTTGGTTTGATAGTAGTAAAGGTCAAGGTCGAAATGCTAGAAAAACTCACACGGGTTTATACTATTCACCAACACGTAAAGCAGGAATGACTAGTGAAGGTGGGGTAGTTGATGCTATGCCTATTGAATCATTAGATAGAGTTAAAGATGCATTTAAAGGATATTATAAATACATAGATGATTTTATTGAGGATATGAAGAAAGTATTCCCAACACTTGAAGATGATTGGGGTATTTATGTGCCTGAAGTAAAATATCTATCACCTGAACCCTTAGTTGATTATGATACATTAGCCTTAGCTGATTATAATAATGTACATTTTGTGGGCGATGCTTTAAGCGCCAGAGGAATTACAGTATCAGGAGCACAAGGAACATATGTTGCAGAGTGGATATTACAATGTGTAGAAAATGAAGAACATTCGGATTTTGTAGAAAATGTAAGTTACTAAATAAAATAAAGTTATGGAGAAGAAAGAAAAATTGTATGAAGAAAAAGTAATCAAGTATCAAGGTGCTAGGCATTACTTAATTAAATTAAAAGGTGAAGAACATTTCAAACATCATAGATGGGATGCACCAGCTGTTGTTCCTATTTCTAAAGATTCAGAGTGGAAAAAATCATACTATCTAGGAGGTATAGAATATGATGTAGAAGACTTTAATGAGATAATGCAAGAGCGTGAAGGTTTACCTTGGTATAAAACAACAAAAGGTAAAGGCACATCAAGACACTAGTATGAGAGAACACACACTTCAAGCAATACCTTATCAAGGAGAAACCCACAAAAAATCATGGGGTCATGAGTTATGGATTATTAATAATGAAAAATATTGTGGTAAACTCTTAGTATTTAAAAAAGATAAATCTTTTTCAATGCATTATCATTTATTAAAAGATGAAGCATGGTATATTAATAAAGGTGAATTTCAATACACATACATTGATACTGAAACAGCTAAACACCATCAAGTAATTGTAAGAGAGGGAGACTGCATACATCTAATCCCAGGACAACCCCACCAAATGTTGGCTCTTGAAGAGGGGAGTTGTATATTTGAAGTGTCAACCCAACACTTTGATGAGGATAGTTATAGAGTAGGAATGGGATCATCACAAACAGATCCATTAGATTTACCATTTTAGTTATGATTAGGAAAAAATACGAAAAGAAAGATCAAGAATTAGCTACTTCACTATTAGAAATAAACAGAAAAACAGCTATATTAGAAATAAAATTGCTAGGCTTATCTAAAATTAAAGATAATCTGTTGTATGAATGTAAGTATTTAGATGGGGGAGTTATCAAAGTAATTCCAATTGTAGCTCATGATGTTACCCAAGCAGTAGCAAAATTAGACCCATATATAGAATCAGCTATTCCTGAAAATGTTTTAAAAATAATGTTAGGTAACGAACGATATAATTATTAGTTATGAAAATAGGTTTTTGTGGTACAATGTCAGTAGGTAAAACAACTTTAGTTCATGCTTTAGCTGAATTACCTGAATTTAAAAATTACCAGTTTAGAACAGAGCGTTCTAAATATCTTATGGAGATGGGTATACCTTTAAATACAGATTCAACAGTCAAAGGACAATCAGTATTTTTAGCTGAAAGAGCAAGTGAATTAATGCAAGAAAATATTATTACAGATAGAACAATTCTTGATGTAATGGCATTTGCTCGATGTTCTAAATCAATGAATTTCATAGAGGCTGATGATTTTTGTACGTTTGCCTCTAATATGTTAAGTGAATATGATTTTATTTTTTATATTTCACCTGAAGGCGTAGAAATTGAAGATAATGGTGTAAGAGAAACAGATGCAGAGTATAGAGAATTAATCAACCAGAATATTGAGCTTTTAATTACTAAATATAGACATAAAATTAAAAATTTAGTTGAAATCAAGGGATCAACTAAAGAGCGCACAAATACCGTACTTCAATCTCTTTACGATATTTATAACAAAAATACACAATGAAAAAATCAGACCTAATTAAATCCATTAAGGAAGAAATTGCAGAAATATTAGAATCAGCATCAGCTGAAGATGTTAAGGCACAGCAAGATTATAATGCTGAGTTAGAAAAAACAGCACAACTTACAAAAGACGCAGGACTAAATGAAAGTCCAGATACTACTGATATAGATAAACAAATTCAAAACGATCCAAATTTTTTAAAAAAAGTACAACAGGCAACTAATGCTGCAGAAAAAGGCGATTCTACTGAATTAGCATTATTAATGTTCGGAGGACTAAATGAATCTAATTTATTTGAATCTCTAAATCCTGAAGTATCAAGAGATATAAACCGTTATATTGCAAGAACTGCTAGAAGGTATGGTTATAGTGAGCAAGATGCTGTTTATGCTATTATGGCTGCTCTTAAACAAAGAGAGTTTGATGGTTTAGATGAAGCCGCAGTTAACGAAGCTGAAAAGATAGACTCTATGAGTAATGCTGACATTGCTTCTTTACAAAGTATACTTAATAAGTACGATATGGGTAAAATCCAAAACGTAATCAAAATCTTATCTAGTCGAATAAATGAAGAGGAAGATATGGATGATGTTATGGATAAAAATGCAATTAAAGGAGCTAAAAAAGGAGACTCAGTTTCTAAAATAGCAAATAAACTTCAACAAACAACTAAGGAAATGAAATCTGTAGTTAAAAAGTGGAAAGATGCTGAAGGCTCAGAAAAAGAAAAATTAACAAATCGTTTAAAAGAACTTACAAAAATTAAAAAAGAACTTGAAGGCCTTCTTTAGTAATATCCAAACTATACTTGTTGTAGTTTTAGTAGCACTCCTCTTTTACCAGAGGAGTTGTTCTTTTGATCGCAAAACTGTAGAACCTACAGTAGTTACAAAAATAGAGGTTAAATACGATACAGTTCAGTCGGTTATTGAAAGATATGTTCCTAAGTGGAGAGATAGGATTATTAACCATATAGATACTATTACTACCCCCATTGATACTTTAGCAATTCTAAAAGATTATTATGCCAAGTATGCCTATACAGACACACTTAAAGTAGATACAATTGGGTATGTTGTAATAAACGATACAATAACGCGTAATATTATATTATCACGCGATATACACACCAACCTCGTAATCCCCGCAACCACTGTTACAAATGAAATTTACCCGCGTAATAGAGAACTATATTGGGGAGTAGGCGTACAAGGTAGATCAAGTCAAATTGGTTATTTAGGTGGTGAGTTATTGTATAAAGATAAAAGAGACCACATCTATGGTGTTGGTTTAGGAATCAACCAGGATTTCACACCCGTGATTTCTGGACGTTTATATTGGAAAATAATGAAGTAATGGCTGATCAAGATTTTAAAAAAATAATAAGACAGGAATACTTAAAATGTGCTCAAGATCCTGCCCATTTCATGAAAAAATACTGTTACATTCAACACCCACAAAGGGGTAGAATACAGTTTGGTTTATATCCATTTCAAGAAAAAGCACTACATTTAGTTAGAGATAATCCTTATTCAATAATACTTAAATCCAGACAATTAGGTATATCAACCCTATCAGCTGGGTATTCTTTATGGTTGATGTTATTCCACAAAGATAAAAATGTGCTGTGTATTGCAACTAAGCAGGAAACAGCACGTAACATGGTTACTAAGGTTAAGTTTATGTATGATAACTTACCTTCATGGTTATCAATTAAAGCTGATGAAAATAATAAATTATCATTAAGATTAAGTAATGGATCAATAATTAAAGCAACATCAGCAAGTAGTGATGCTGGTAGATCAGAAGCAGTATCCTTACTATTAATTGATGAGGCTGCCTTTATTGAT